GAGGTAATGTATTAATTGTTGCCCGCTCTGGAAATACTAAATTTAAAAAGTTATTCCGTGAGTTGATGAAGCCTTTCAAAGAAGAATTTGATAGTGGTCGAATGAGTGAAGACCAATCAAATGAGCTTATGATTGAATGTGTATCTCAGACCATCTTAGTAGGATGGAAAAAGTTCAAAGACGTAACTGGCAAAGAGCATACATACTCACAGAAAAATGCCAAAGAACTTCTTACTGATGATAAAGATGTGTATGATGAAATCATCAAGTTTAGTGAAAATATTGATAATTACTTAACAGAAAGTAATGAGGCTTTAAAAGTAAAATAATTCGCCTACTGGAATGGAATCTAGAACATGGCGAGCATATTAAGCATTATAGAAGTTTAAAAGGAGAGGATACACCTTTAGACCATATACCGGATATGGATTATTCTAATAACTGGTTTATGAATGCTTATGGCATATTATCGCATTCAGGTGATGAGAATGGGTTAATCCCACTCTCAGAGCTTAAATGTTATAAAGAAAATTTTGGGCTTATAGGTTCTTTTAGTGAGTTTGTTATTATAATCTATGCAATAAGTGATGCTTATATAAATCATAGAATTAACAAAGATAAACCAATTGAAAATGTTATGGATAAAGAAACTTAGGGTATATTTTAATGGTTGAATTTGGCGCATCGATAAAGTTAGACTCTGCATCAGCATTGGAGCAAATGCGCAAGTTTGCCGAAGGGACTACTGCTGCCAGTAAAGCATTAAGACAATTCCAAAATGAAACAAAAGCTACTGCACAGGGTGGTGGCGCAAATGTTTTTAGAGCTTATATAAACTCTAGTCAAAGAGCTAATCAACAGATATTAAAGTCTATCACTTTAATTCATGACCAAAGAAAAGCATTCTCAAAACTTTCTGATGAACAGAAAGGCCATGTTGCACTTGCTGACAAACTTAACTTAAAATATGATGAAGCTGCACGTGCTGAAAGAAAACTTGTAAATGTAAGAAAAGAATTACGTCTAGTTACTGCTGCTGGTTTAAAAACTCAAAAAGAAGCTGATGCTATTTTTAATAGAGAAGCAGAATCAATTAGAAAATCTACTCGTGCTTATAAAGAAAAAGCTGCTGCTAAAGAAAAAGTTGAAAGAGCTACAAAAGCAAACACAAGAGCTTTGCACGAAGCAATGATGGCTCATAATAAAGAATATGCAATAAATAATAAAGTTGCTGCTGTTAAAAAACAATTAATTTTATTATTAAAAAATGAAAAAATAAACAGACAGCAATATAACCAGATATTGTCGGAATCAAGAGTAAAAATAACTGCTGTTGTAAGAGAAAATCATAAACTTATAACAAGCCAGCAACGCATGATAAAAATGGCTAGGCTGGTATCTGTATATTCAAGATTATTACTTGGTGCTTATGCTGCTATAAGAGTAGCAAGAGCTTTTACTGATTTTGAAAAGACGGCAGAAGCTGTAGAATTATTACAACAAAAACTTGAATTTTTAACTGGCGATTCTGGAGCATATAAGAAATTATTTGCTATGACACAAGAAGTTGGTGTCAAGATGGAATCTGCAAATAAGATTATAACTCGTTTTGCAGTTGTTACTAATAGAGCATTTAGCATTGAGACTATGGCAGAATGGTCAGGTACTCTTATTAAAAGTGCACGAGCTACTGGTACAAGTACACAAGAAATGACAGGTGCATTGATTCAGATTACACAAGCAATGTCTGCTGGTCGATTAATGGGTGATGAATATCGCTCTGTTACAGAGAACTTACCTTTGCTTACTGTTGCTTTGCGAGATATATTTGGTAGAAGTACGGCTTCACTAAAAGAGCTTTCTTCACAAGGTTTAATCACTAATGAAGTTATGATTGAAGCTTTTGGAAGAACGAAAGAGTTACTGCAAGGTTTTCCAGATTCTACGCAAACAATTGAAGCTGCATTTGGCAGGCTTTCATCAGCTTGGGATAATCTAGTATCAAAAATATCTGATACTGATATTTCTAAAGATATAGCGAATACTCTAACTGATGTATTTAGATATTGGGCTGATATTTCTGGCAGTGGAAAAAAAGAAGATATACAAGAAAAGATTAGAGGGAACAAAATAGGCGTTGAGCTTATTCAGAAAGAGCTAGATATATTAAAAGAAACAAGGAAGATAAGAATTGCTCAAGGTGGAAGTAAGAAATTCTCTGACGAGATAATAGCTAAAACTAGACATTTAGAGATATTCAAGAAAGGTCTTAAAGATGCAACTCACGAACTTGAAGTGTTTAATGGAACTGATGTAGCATCTTTAGCAAAGAAAGCTGCTGATGATAAACTACAAGCTGAACGAGAGTTAGATAGAGTATATAAAGAACAGCAAAAAACATTACAATTTATTGAAAAAATACAAGGTGGTAAATCAATTGCTACCATAAAAGCAAAATCAACTCTTGAGCAAAATCTTCTTGAGCAAAAACATAATATGTTTAATCTTCAAGAAGCTGGTGCAATAAAAGATGAAGAATACTTTTTGCTATCAGAAAACATATCTAAGAATAGACAAATTTCTATAGACAAAGTTATAAACAAACAGATTGACGCTGAGTTAAGATTGGAAGGTTTTACCACAAAAAACAATATCAATAAAATCCAAGAAGAGTTAAACACTACTGGTAAGATTTTATCTATAAAAAACAAAGCAGAGAAAGCAAGAAAATCTATAGAATCAGAAGAGCGAGCAAGAGAACTGTGGAGAACTAAGAAGGATAGAACAGAGAAAAACAAAAGAGGCATAACTGGAGAGAAAGCAAAAATCCTAACTGAAGCTGTTGACTTAAAAGAGCTTAAAGATATAAAAGAACATATTGATAGTATTACAACAAGTATAAATAGCGTTGGTGATGCCGCCAAGGCAAATACTGCAAAGATGAAAGGTGATATAACTTCTGCGCTAGGTTTTGACAAAGCAAACATTGTCTCTAACTATAATAAAAGTATTGAAGAGTTAGATAAAAAATTAAAACAATTAAAAGGCACCGAAAATGATATTGTAGAGATTAGAAGAAAAAATGTTGCAATTCTTAAAGAACAAAAAGATGCAGCAATATTCAAAAAAGAAGAAGATTTTACGTCCAATCTTGAACAGAAGTTTGATGCTGGAGCCACAGCAATAAGAGCATATAACACTGAGGTTATAGCATTAACTGCTGCAAAAGATAGATTAAATCTTTCTGAATTTGAACATAATAGACAATTAGATATTCTTAACAAGGCTATGGAAGACCAAGTTAATCAATCTAAATCGTTAAGATTAGAGCTTTCTCAGTTTGACCAAGTTTTACTTGGAATGCAAAAGGGAATGAGTGACTTTAAAGAATCTACAAAAACTACGTTTGAGGTTGTATCAGAATCAACAGAGACTTTGTTTGATAGCATGGTTGATTCTATAGTTATTGGTGGTAAAGAAGGAGAGGACGCATTTAGAAAGATGACTATATCAATTCTTAATGATATTCAAAAAATGATTATAAAGTCTTTAATTCTAAAAGCTATAACTGCTTTTACTGGTGGTTTTGGTGGTACTACCCCCGGAGCAATGACTCCTGTTCCCGGTGGAGAAATATTTGCAAAAGGTGGTGTAAAATCAGGACCGGGTATATCAAACTATTCTAATACAGTAGTAAACAAACCTACTATATTCCCATTTGCAAAAGGTACTGGTTTAATGGGTGAAGATGGCGAAGAGGCCATTATGCCGTTAACAAGATTATCTAATGGAGATTTAGGAGTTGGCGTTGCAAAAGGTTCTGGACATTCTGGTGATAACAATGTTACAATATCAGTATCTATTGACCAAAGTGGAAATACCGAACAAAAGGTAGAAACAAGTCAAAATGATGGTATTAATTTAGCTAATGTTCTTTCAAATGTTGTTAATCAACAATTAATTAAAGAAATGAGACCGGGTGGAATATTAAACAGGGGTGGTAAATAATGGCTACATTTACACATGAACCTAGTTATTCATCCAGTATTAATGTAAAGCCTAAAATATTAGAGGCAAAATTTGGTGATGGATATGAACAAGCTATCGATGATGGCATAAACAATAAACCTAGATTATTTTCACTACAGTTTAACAATCTTACGAAAGTTGATGGTGATGCAATTGAAACATTTTTTAATGATAACAATACTGCAACTACACCTTTTGATTGGACTCCACCATCAGGAAGTGCTGGGCGATTTAAATGTAAAGAGCATTCAAGGAATTTTGTTTCAGGTTTTACATCAAGTATAACTTGTAGTTTTGCAGAGGTATTTTTCTAATGTCAATTGAGCAAGTTGTGCAAGAGCTATCTCCCGGTGCTATAATAAGTTTAATTGAGGTTGACCTAACAAGTTTAGGTGACATTGTATATAGATTTCATAATGGCACTAATGAATTAAAAGCAGACGTTGTATGGCAAGGTAATACTTATACACAATTCCCAATAGATTTAGAAGGATTTGAAACAAGTACACAAGGCACACTTGCTAGACCATCACTAAAAATCGCTAATGTTAGTGGTGTCATAGGCGCTCTTATCAAAAGTGTTGGTGATATGATAGGAGGTAAAATTACAAGAAAAAGAACTATGGTCAAATATCTTGATGCTATAAATTTTACAGGTGGAATTAATTCTACGGCAGACCCAGCAGTATATTTTCCTGATGATATATATTTCATAGACAGAAAGGTTTCTGAAAATAAGATATTTGTTGAGTTTGAACTTGCATCATCACTTGATATACAAGGTATAAAATTACCACGTAGACAAATAATACAAAACTCATGTACTTGGATATACAGGTCCGCTGAATGTACATATGCTGGTGGTGCTGTAGCAGATTCTAATGATAACCCTACAGGTGATATTAACCTTGACGTTTGTGGTAAAAGGCTTGGTAGTTGTCAGTTAAGATTTGGTACTGTAAATATTTTACCTTATGGTGGTTTTCCCGGAGCAGGTTTGTTAAACTAATGAAAGAAGCAATAAAACATGCTATAGAACATGCAAAGTCAAAGTGTCCTGAAGAGACTTGTGGCGTTATTGGTGTGTTTAAAGGCAAGACAAAATATATTGAATGTGAAAATATAGCAGAAGACAAAGAGAAGAACTTTGTAATAAAACCACTTGATTATGCAAAAGCAGAAGATGCAATAGAAATTACGCACATAGTTCATTCTCACCCTAATATCAATCCTAATCCTTCTCAAGCTGATTTGGTAGCAATAGAAAGAGGTATATTACCTTGGTTGATAGTCAATCCAAGAACAGGACAGCACACTGTAACAGAGCCTAGCGGATATATAGCGCCTATGGTTGGAAGAGAATTTTCATTTGGTATACTTGATTGTTATACAATTGTAAAAGACCATTACGAATTAGAACTAGGTATAGACATGCCTGACCCAGTAAGAACAGATAAGTTTTGGGAAAGAGGCGAAAGTTTATATGTAGATAATTTTGAAAAAGCAAATTTTAAAAGAGTAAAGTTTGATAGTGTTCACGATCTTAAAATTAATGATGTTATATTGATTATGGCTTCATCTTCAATACCTAATCATGCAGCAGTATATTTAGGCAATGGTAAAATGATACATCATGTACAATATAGACTTAGCAGTATAGATATGTATGGTGGTTATTGGTTAAAGCATACTTGGGGGATTATCCGCCACAAGGATTTTATATGAAAACTATATTATTATATGGAATACTTGGTAAAAAGTTTGGTAAGAGTCATAGTCTTGATGTTAAAAATCCAGCAGAAGCGATAAGAGCTTTATGTGTTTTGTTTAAAGGGTTTAAACAGCATATAGTTAATGATAAAGATTCTGGTTATGAAATTTTTATAGGTTCAGAAGATATATATGTAAGCAATATGCATAACCCTACATCAAATAAAGAGGTAATAAGAATTGTCCCAATAATATCTGGCTCTGGAAATGAGGCAAAGATTGTTCTTGGCGTTATATTAATAGCTGTAGCATATGCTTATGGTGGAGCAGCAGGAGGTGTTGCAGCAGAGGCTACTTTATTAAGTTGGGGGACAGTTGCACAAGTTGGTGTATTATTAGTAGTTCAAGGTATTGCTGGTATTATTTTAGAAAGTTCAATAGAAGAAAATGAACTAGCAGACGATAATCCTAATTATGCTTTTGATGGAGTTATAAATACTACT